CAGGGGCATAAGTGCGTTGGTTGTCGCCAAGGCTGGTGGTTTCAAGCGTTTCAAGGTTGCCGGTCATCGACCAGTTGGTTACCTTGACCTGCTCCAAACCGTCAAGCAGCAGTCGCCCATCCCGTCCGGTATAGATTTTTGCCATCAGAGGACACCCACCAGTCTTACTGTAACGCTACTGATACCAGGTCGCACTGACTTAATCGCAGGCGGTTGCTCGTATCTCCACTGGTTGCCGGTGGCGGCATCAATTGCAGCTGCGTTGCCGCTCCAGCCAGTGCGGAACGCAGCCGGCAGAGTGAAGCTGATGAAACCGCCCTTTGTCTCGTCGTAATGAGCGATGAAATCATCCGCCTGTGTGTCCGCGATATTGTCGTAGGACAGGTCCAGTGTCATGCCGGTGCGCTTGTCGCCGTACAAGATCCGTACTTCCTTGCCGTTTTGCGCCTTATAGGTTTTGTACTGGTAATCACCAGCACTAAAACTACGAGCTGTTGGAGCAAGGCTGGGGTATGCCATCAATCGATTACGTCGGCAATTACGTCAAATTGACCTGAGCGTGGCGTCACGTCTTGAGCAATGATACTGCGGCCAGCGCCATCCACTGGGAACTCGGTGGCTTTGATGCCGACAATGCCATCTTGATCGATGTCTAATGCCTCAATTTGATACACATTCAAGTAGTTTGATTCGCTGCCACTTTTGACGGAGAAAATTGTGTCACGTAAATTTGTTGCTAGTCCGTCCGAGTTGATTGCAAGCGTGCCTTCTGAAATGGTCTCACTGTTGCGGTCCCAATAGAACACTGAATATGATCCGGCGGCCAGCGGTTGTGTGCTGATTACTGTTCCGTCATTTTTAACGACACCATTGCTCACTGGATTGTATGGGCTGCTTGCTGTCGCAACTTTGATCCAATCACCTGGCTGCAAAGCGTTGCCGTCTGGTGTTGTTCTAAAGCTGACTGAATGAGTAACGTATTTACGAAGAGAGAGGTAAAATTTTGCCACCTTAATTGCATGGCTAGTTGAGGTTACATGTGACAGTTCAAATTCTTCAATGGGCTTGTCTTCGTCGCCTTTGTAGCGGACAGTAACGGTGCGTTCTTCGGGGAATTTATTTTGACGTTCTTTTCTGTAGCGAATAACTGCTTGGAACATCTTGCGTTCTTCCAGCCCTAAATACTCCAAGTTAAAACTGTCTTCAATGATATTGCCGTCGGTAAAAATAGCGCTGATCGGCATTGCTTGCGTTCCATCGATAATGTTGCTTGCGTTGATTGGCAGTGAAGGTTCAATTGAAAAGATACCGTTTTTGCTGGTCAAGTTGCACAGCATCGATGGGGCAATACGCGCTAAGTAGGAGCGAACATTGATACCATCTGAAATTACGTCATCAAAAAACAAACCGTTGGCACGCAGATAGCGACCTGTGGCGGCCAGCTGTTCACGATCAATCAGTTCTTGCGAGATAATACCACCAACCCCAATGTCACTATTGGTCAGCAAGTAATAAGCAAGGTCGGTAAACAAATTACTTGGCCCTATGCCACCGTCAGTCAAAAGTTCTATGTTGACACCATTTTTAATGTACAGATGAAGTTGATCAACATTATTGATGCTAAAGCCTGACTTGAGCTTAAGGCCGGCCATTGCCAAGTTTTCGTATTGAGGAATAATTCGCTCTTCCAAAGATTCGTTCACGTAAACAATTTCATGCTCTGGCGCTTCATCGCATGAGCGTTTAATTAAATCGCCATAGTGCGAAACTTCAGCTATGCCCGGATACTCTTCAAATTTACGTCCAATCGTTGTTGGAACTTCTATGCGTTCATCCTTGAGGCCGTCAACACGAAATACCGCTTGCCATTCATCACCAAATCCGTCAAAAAAGCGACGCTTTCTGTACACCGCTCCATCTCGCCAGCCGCCGCTACCTGATAAGACTTCAATGGTCTGAACGCTCCACCACAAGTTACGGTCTACGCCTGGGCGGGATTGCTTGTATGATTTTAGCTTTACTCTTACTGTAACTTCTCTGTTTCCAGAAAAACCCTGCCCTTCATCTGTGTAAACAATATCAAATTTATGCGTTGCTCCATTACCGAGATTATTGAAATACGGATCTAATCCTGCTTTAATTGACCACACATTGCTTTCTTTAAACTCATTGGCTTTTTCGTTCGTGCCATAGCGCATCAATCCTTGGTAGCTGACACTGCGCGGTTGCTGACTGGTTCCAATAATTGACGCCGTTGTTTGCTCGCCAAACCTGCTTGGGCGATCAATCATTTCTTTAAGTGACCACATCTCCTTATTGATCACTGATCTATATTTTGCGCCGACTACAAACGTTCCATAATCAGTTTCTATGTTTTCTTGGCTATATGCTGCTGTTGCATCTAAAACCCACACAGGAGCATTGGCGTCTCCTGTATACACATGCTCGCCAGAAGTAATGGGTCTTATTCTGTATTCATAACGTCCGCGCTGAGGATGAAAAATGCGCGCAAAATTGTACTGATCTACAGGAGTGTTTCCTCTAACGCAGAACATTTTAAGAAATACCCACTTAGCGCTGCCATCGGGATTTTCATTTGCTGGTCTTGCATATAACAAAAAGTATGAAGCTCTAGCGCCATATGTGCTTCGATACGAAGTTGATTGCTGAATTTTGCGAGCATTTTTTCTGATTAACGTCTCTGGATTTGGAATCGCATTAAAATTGCAAATGTTATCAAAACGCAGCCATACGTTAGATTTAATGCCAAGTTCAGTAACATCGCAATCTTTATTATTTACAATGCTTGCTAGCTCTACTTGGCAAATCGGGAAAAATGCCTCTGAAATACTAGGTCCAATAAGGAAATCTGATTTTTCAATTTTATTTAAACCTACTAGGCCAATTTTGTTTTGTATGCGACTCCATGTTTCAATGCACTCAAGTGCTACTTTAACATGGCTTGTTTTACCTGGCTCGTAAATATAATCACTGCGTTCTACGACACGAAATAAAGCCCTGCCAATAAGAAAATAAGCTCCGAGTTTAAATTGCGAATCGTAGCGGATGTTTTCATTGTCAGTTGTGCTGCGCACATCCTCAGTGTTAATGTTTGCTCCTTGAGTAATGCCATTACGCGACCAAGTAGGCTTGCGATCTTGCCGACCGTAACCGACAAAAATGCGTATGCGGTCACCTTTATTAACGAGCCTTATTCGTGTACCAGTGCCTTGCTCCGTATCAGGAGTCGGAATCCTAAAACCTTCGTGCTCAATAATACCAACGTGTCGAGCATAGTTTCTTCCTACGCCTGGCATACCACTTTGATATGGCTCTCGTAGATCCTGTCCGCCAAGCACGCTATCCATATCGGCTTGAGCAACAATCCGATATTGTTTTGCCGCTTCTTCTTGTGCTTCTTCTTTAGTTTTGCCCTCTAATCTTGGAACGCTGATTACTTCCCAATTCAAGCGGTAGGGCGTTCCATTGGGAACAGCCGCGTAAACGCCAAAGCGGGTTTGCGAAGTTGGTGTGTAGGTGTGCGAAAAACCCGGTCGTCCGCCACCTAAGCGCGTAGGGCAGAAAAAGGCTTCTTCGTCATATCCCGGCACAGGCGGCAAGCTTAATTCGCCATAGCGCTTATTCCGACCTGTTATGCGGCTACTGGTATTTTCGTCAAAACCACCTGTATAGAAAAATTGATAACTTTGATCATGCAAACCATCAAGCGTATTATTGCCGATAAAAATTCCAGCGACATCGGCGCGTTCCATTGGTGCTTGACCCGCAACCATCAATAATTCAATAACTTGATGGCTGCCAAAGCTTTTAATCCGGCTCCAAACCAGTAGTGGTGAAATCAGGATTCCGCCGGAATAGTAAGTTTCGCCTAAATCATCAGTGCGTAATTCTTGTTTTGTAAAAACAATTGGAACAGGCGTACCATATTCAGCCAGCTGCTGCTGTGAGCTAAAGCCAAACGTAGGCGCAAAACTTTGGCGACCTGTTACGTTTCGCAGTTTGCGAAATTTAACTTCATCTGGTGCTGAGGGTTGAGCTGGTTTAGGTGCCAGAAAATATGATGCTGCTGTGCTAGCCAGGCCAACTACAAGGCTGATAACGGCAATAATTTCAGCGCCTGTATTCTGAACATCTGGGATGCCTTCATACGCCGTCGGCCTCGCAACCGCTCGGTTATGCATGTAGCGCACAAACTGTCGATATTCGTCTTCACTGCAATCCAGTGCAGCAATTAGCTGCTTTTCCCACGGAAGTAGCGGCAGTGCCCCTGCAGGCTGGCGATAGGGGACCATGCGACCGCCTTCGAAAGCTCGCTGATTCGCAGAATCCCCGATTGCCATGCGACACCAAAAGCCCAATCGTTTTGCGACGCTAGCGCCACATCACCATCGTACAGAGGCGATTGTACTTCTGTACCCCACGTCAGCAATGCCCGCAAAACACTGATCTTGCTGCCGCTATACCAAGCAAGGTCAAGCGGCGGGCTGCTTAACCCGAGGCGGTTTCGGACCTCATAGACCAATCGAATGCAATCGGTTTTGCCGCTACTAGGGTCGGCGCCCAGCTCATAAGGCAGCCCAATTAAATCCAGCATCAGAAGCGCACGTTACTTGTTACGGGCAAGCTGCCGACCAATTGCTGCGTAAGACGTTTACGCGGTAAATCCACGCCCACAGCATCCAAGACAGACGCCAGCTCAAGTTTCACTGCTGTGCTATCCCAGCTGGCACCGACAATCTGAGAAAAATACCTAGACAGCAACTTGTAATCCATCTTGTCATTTGCATTTACTAAGACCGTGCGCACGTTGCAAACCCAGTAATCACGTATTGCTGTTTCAATCCATGATCGCGTTAATGCGTTGTTTGGGAAAATTAAATTTGCCGGTTCATTATCGGCTGCTTTGGTGATTGTAACGCCGCTAAAACCAAACGGCAAAAATCCGAACGTGTTTACCTCGCCTGTAGTGATATTGGCAAAGTAGGCATCTTCGCCGATGTAGAAATTTTGAAATCGATAAACTGTGCCGCTATCGGGTGAGCGGATATTCAGGTAATGAGCCAGTGAATACGTTGTGTCCATCAGATACCGACGCGAGTGCGGGTTGAAGCGGATTGCTGCAAGCGACGCATTGCTAGCTGCTCACCCTGTTTAGCGCCTTGTGCAGCCGCTTGCTGCATCCCAGACTGGAATTGATCTGCGGTCACGTAATCGACGCTGTTGATTCGCTCCACGCTATAGCGCACGTCGATTGGCTGCATTGCGGCGGATCCGGCACCGCTCTCTGAGTCTGTCCCACCACCAGCCGGTCCACCGGCAGATCCAGGTGAGCGGCGATAACGCCCCATTGCACCATCAAGTTTCGCTGCGACGCCAAGCTTTCCAT